TCCAGTAAACTCTGAATCAGTTGATGATACTTTTAATCCTATCATATCTGCATACTCATATCCAAGCTGTCCTGTATTTGTGTTAACTTTTATTACAGCTATTATAGCTCTTGCAGAATCTTCTCCACCACTTGTTGTAGGATAAAACAATCTATATTGTGATTTTTTTCTAATTACTAAAGAACTAATGTTATCAGTTGTTATATCATCAATACGTTGTTGTATTTGTTTAGATATAGTACCAAGTTCTACGTCACCAATTCTTTCTGTACCTGCTACAGTTCTTAAACCATCTGGTGCTAAATAAATTATATCACCACCAAGTTCTTGTATTGAACCACCATCAATACATCCAATTTTTCTAGTAACTGGTGCTATTGCAAAATCAGCGTCTGTATTTCCTACTAGTTTAAATATTTTATCTTCACCAAATATAAACAGTGCATCCCTAAATACTTTTAATCCTACAATTTTTGTATCTACTTTAATAGTTCCACCACCATTGCCTGATGTAAAATCATTAGTTTGAAACGGCCCCATAAAACTAAGTTCTTGTTCAGCGGTAGGTTTACCTGCAAAAAATATATGGTTTTTAAATATTTCTACATGTTTAAAGTTTGCTGTGCCTGTTGCATTTACAACTGATGCAGAAAACGCTGATGTTAATAATTGTGGACTAGATGTTCCTGTGCATATTATAATTCTATCAGTGCCATCAAAATTAAATTTTCTAAACTCATAGTTTCTAGTAGGTGTTCCTAAACCAGTTATTGTTGATGTCCAACTTCCTGATCCAGTGGCTGCTCTATGTATGCTACCACCTCTAGCTGCTAATACAACACTACCAAATATAGCTGACATTACAACTCGTTCACCAGATGAAGATACTTGTGGAACTATATTAGAGTTCCATTTAGTTGTACCTAATATTTTTTTATAACCGCCATTTACATCAGGTTCAAAATTAGTTAGTACTTTTGATTCTCCAGGTTGATATGAAAAAGAGTCTTTGTTTAATACAAGTCCTCCACCACAACCAAATACAAAAGGGGATATCTGTGAAGTATCAGCCACTCAATGCACCCCGTCTATTATATCCTAAATTTACTCTAGTATCTAACATTTCACTTGGTGCATTAATTAATTCAATTCTCATTCTTTTAACACCTTCTCTATAATCTCTATCTGCAAACTGTGTAAACTGTGGGTCAGATCTAAGATTATAAATATAATACTTTGCTCTTGCTACAACCACATCATGAAATCTTGCAGGTATATCTGGTGTATCTGTTGATGCAGATAGATCAGAGTGTGTTTTCCAATATTCATAATTTATAGTATAACCATCTGAATCAGGAACTCTATATAATCCAAACTTATCATCTTGTGTTCTAAATACATAATCAGGTGTTCCATAATGATCACTATTATTAGTTTGTGCCGTTGCTAAAAATCTTCTTCTATAATCATCGTATGTTATGTATATTAATTTTTTAGGTGGTAAATTTTCTGATACCTTTACAAAATCTACATCTAAATTATTAGAGTCATCATTATCTAATGTAATGTGTGATGTAGAAGCTGTTGCTGTAAAAGTTGTATCTAATATTTTACCATCACCAAAATCAGATACAGTTACTGTTGTATTTAAATTTTGTGTTCCTGCAGCTGATGTTCCTACTTGTACTTTTAAACTAGAGCCACTAGATGATGTATCCATAACTCTTACTTGTACTCTATACTCTCTATTTTTTACTGTTGATAAACTTGCAGATGCTGCTGCTGCATTTAATCTTAATCTTCCATTACCACCAGAGTTATATGCTGGTGATCCTGATACTGTTGACCAGTTACTTATATCACTATCAAATGTAGTATTAGTTACAAGTTCTGTAGGCACTAAATAAAAAGACTCAAAATCAACTGACCTAAAATCAGTTGGTAATGAGTACTCTTTTTGTCCAGCGTATGTAACTTGTGTTTTATCACTATGTAGCCAAGGCCACTCTAATTCTGATGAATATACATCTCTTAATGCTTTATTAATAATATCTTTTACTGTTGTTTGAATACCACTACTAGATGCAAAGTTTGAAGAAGTGAGTTGCACTTCGTTAAGTTCTGCCAATACTGCATTTGTGAGTTGTAAATAATTCATACTAGTCTCTTAATAGTTTTAATATCTTATCTAATTTTTTATCTTGTTCTTGTACTTTTTTTTCTAATTCTCTAAAGGACTCTAAACTTGCTGCTTGTCCACCAAGGTTTCTTTTTGTTTGTCCTGTTGATGCGTTTGTTTTTTCTCTTAAATCAATAATTGCCATATATTTTTCCATTTAAAAGAAGGGGGCAAATGCCCCCCTCTAGTTAGTTATTACACTGCTGTGTCGTGTTGTGTGTCTGTATTTCTATCAGTTTCATCAACACCAGATACGTCACAAAGTACAGCAAAAACACGGATCTTACCCGCAGTTGAATCTGCACTTAATACTAATACGTCAAGAGTATCTGCACTTGCAACTATAGTTCTAGCTGTAGCTGTCGGTGCAGAGAAACCTGTAGCGTTAGTATCTCCGTCAACATATCTATCAACGTCTCCACCTGTGATACCTAAATCAAGTGTAACTGAGCCTGATAGTGCAGTAAGCACTTCAATACCAGCTTCCATGACTAGAGTTTCAGCAGGAATATCTAGTACTCTAAGAACATCATTTTGTGCTGCTCCAGAGTCACCATTTATTGCTGAGACATCGATTGTATTTTCCACCAAATAAGGAGTCCTAATTCCAGCACTCAATTTTGATGGGTGCCCAGCTGTTCCGCCAGGTCCTGTCACATTATATGTAGCCATAATTATTCTCCTTAGTCTATTTTAATATGTTCTGCGATCAAAGCGTCTGATCTTAGAACTTTTCTGCCAAAGACGTGTAAGCCTCTAACAACATCAGCAAATGATTCTGTGTCTCTTACAACTTCCATTTTTGCGATATGGTTTGCAGTTGCAGTAGAAGACATGTGTCCAGAAAGCACTTTGAAGAAGTTAGATGTGCTTGACGCAGCAAAGTTATTAGTTTGATACATAGTGAAGTTATGGATTTTTCCATTGTATACTTGACCGTTTCTTAGTGGTCCAGCTGCACCAGTTGTATCAGCCATTAACTTACTGTTTGCTTTACCTAGTTCTTCATAGAAGTCAGGGCTTGCTAGAAACCATCTTCCTTCCATTGGAACATCAGCAGAGTCCAGTCTTTTAGCGTGGTTTGCGATTATGTTAATTGGATCAACTTCAGGTGTTCCAAGTGTAGTTCCTTCTGCGTAAGTACCTACGTCTTGTCCAGATCCATCAGATCCAACTGTAGTTCCTGCACCAGAAAACATCGCAGCTATGATATTCTGATCATATGCATTTTTGAGAGCGTATGCACCAGATGATGATGCAACAGACTCAAAATTGATATGAGAATGTCTTTCTTCAATATCATCCACTTTAAATGCAAAAGCATTTGCTTGGTCAACAACCAAAGTAATTTGATCGTCTGCAAGCTCTTGTGTATTGATAGTTGAGCCACGAGTATAACTAGCTACAGTAACTACGGGTTCTTTGATAATTCTTACCGTGTCACCAAAATTTTCAATTTCTCCAGCGTAGTCGGTGTTTGTAATATCTTCAACAACCGAAGCAGTTCTGAAAAACTTTTGAACCTTCTGGCTATAAATTTCAGGTATGAAGTTATCATTAGGCAGGTTAGTATAACCTGTTGCTCTTGATACTGCCATAATTATTCTCCTTTATAGCGTTAAGTTAAGTTTTTAGTTTCGCTTTATACGACCTTCTCTTCGAGCTGCCATTATATCTTTTTCGTGTTTATCAAATTCATAAGGTTTTAACTTAGATATTTCATCAACAGTCCAAATTTTCTTTTCAGTAACATTTATTTGATTGCCCTTTTTAGTTGATGTAACTGCTTTTGCGGCTTCCTTCTTTATGTCTTTGGCTTTAGGTTTCTCTTGTTTAGAAGTGATACCTGCGTCCATCTTATAAAGATCTATAGCTCTTGCAGCTAGATCAGCATTGTCTGTATTTTCATACAGCCATCCTTGAATTGTAGGATCTTGTTTCTGTGCCCACTCATGAAATTGATCAGTAGCACGAATCTCCTGAAAGTCAGGATGTCTTTTTAAAAGTTCAACCTCAGCTTTTTCTTTTGCAATTTGTGTTTGTTGCTCTTGTAAAAACTGATATTTCTCTTCTAGTTTTTTTGCACGCTCATCTGCTTTAGTAAGAGATATAGTTTCTATAATGTCATAGACATCTGGATATTTCTTTCTCCACTCTGCTAAATCATTTGGATCAGTAGGTGGTAGCATCTGATTAGTGCTTTGTTCAAGTTGAGTTTTTAAATTACTTACTTCGTTTTTATGTTTACTCAAGGTCTTGTCGTAATGGCGTTTAAGATCATCGTAACGTTTCTTAAATGCCTTTTCCTCGGCTGTTACAGGGCGTTCTTCAGGAGTAGCCTCTTTTTCTTCTTCTTGGGTGTCCTGTTGTTCGGTAGCTGTATCAGTATCCTTATCATCGAGATCTCTTCTGTACTTGTTTCGATA